CTTTTTTTTTGAAAGAAAGAAGGACGGCGTGGTCGGAATTATGTAATTTGCCGTTATGGTATCCTCTGCCCACGCGCTGTAGTGCGCCGCCTCGTCCCGCGCAGATACGCGCACGGTGTACTGCTCGCCGTTTTCAAGCGCGACGGGGATGTCATAAAATTGGTCGCTGCTCTCGGCGGTGATGTCCACTATGTAGGTCGCGCCCTTTAGGATTTGCACCTTGTACGCGCTTTGTGCAAATGTCGTCGTCCATATCAAGCGAGGTTTTGCCGATGTGAAAACGCTTGTCACTATACTTGGCGCGGTCGGGGCCGTGCCGTAGTATGCATATGCTTGGTCGCTGTAATCGCTGGGCGCGTCGTCTGTGTCTATAGTCTGCACGCGCCAGTAAAAATTACCGCTGGGGATTTTGGCAATCGGTACATCGGCATATTGATTGGTGCTTGTCGCGGTGATTGTCTCCCACGTCAGGCCGTCGCCCGATATTTGCAGATTGTAGCCCTTTTGCGGCAGATTGCTCTGCTCGCTGGGGTTATGCGCCCAGCTGAAGCGCACCACGCCACCGCTCGGCGCGACCGTCTCGCCCAGTATCGGGCTTTTTATAGTCGGGATTTGCGGGCAGTCGGCAAATATTGTCTCAATGTAGCTGCGGTTTGGCAGCTCGTAGTCGGTGTAATTTGCCCAAAAATGCGAATAAAAATCATAAGCATAGTACTCTACCGTGCCGTCTCTATATTTATACGCTACTTTGCCGGGGACACGATTTTCTATCGGATTATTTTCTGGCGTATATGCCGACATCTGGGCAAGATATATGCTGCCGTCGCTTGGCAAATCTTCACCCTGTGGTAGTTCGAGCGTTATCCAGTCCCCGCTCGCTATCTCGCTCGGCATGGCGTTATACTCTTTTGCTACGCTCGCATAGCCAGCAATATACCGCATGTAAGCAAAGCTTCTCGCCGGTATCGCCGGCGTTGGATTAACCTCGACCTCCGACGGGAATGTATTTATTGATTGCGTTGTGTATCCATCCGGTGGCGTTGCAGATCGGGTAAATCTATTGCCATACTTTTCATTGGATGTACCCAGGTGCAGTTTTATGGTATGGGATATTGCTTTCTTCCCCGCGGGAACAATCAGTCCGCTATAATCAAGCCTTGTTATCCCCCTTACATATTTTTGGCATTGTTCGGCAGAGCCGTCTACCCTGATTATGTTATCTAAACCTATGCCGCCTGTAAAATATGTCTTTATGGTTGTTTTTGCCATTATTTCGCCCTTTCTGCCTGCCTCGCGCGCTTGAATGTTGCCGTCATTGCCGCCACGGTTTCCATGTCGCGCGATTGCACGGTCAAATAATAATTATTCGTGCCGCCCATGCTGCGGCTGTCCTCTGCGCTGTATACCCTGCTCCCCTGCGGCAGGGATACCAGCTCCGGCCCGCGTTCGCCGACCCATGTCAACCCGCCGGGCCAGTAGTCCGTGCCGTCCGCGTTGCGGCCTATGTTTTTGCCAAAGCCGCCGCTCCACGCGCGGGCGCTCGCCCCCTCGTCGCTAAAAACCTTGGCTATGTTTTCGCCGTAGCGCGTAAGGTTGCTGTCGTCAAAGCCCTTGCCGCTGATAAGGTTAAACAGCTGCTTAAAAAGCTCTATCACTATGGCGATGGTGTTAGCTACTATGGTCAGCGCGTCGGCCAGCACGCCCAGCGCAAGCGCAAGGGTTTGCAGCACAGGCACGCCATCCTCCGCCGTGCCAAAAAGCACATCAAAAAGCGGCTCAAGCGCGGACACCACGTCAAGCAGCGCGCCAAAAACCTCCAAAATGCCAGACCCCTCGGCGGCTTCTTGCAGCCGCACGAAAAGGTCAGTCCCTTTTTGCGTCAGATTCTCGACCGATGGCGCCATACCCTCGGCGATGGTATTTTTTAGTCCTTCGCCCGCCGCGTCGAAGTCGTTGGCGGCTAAGGTCACATCTTTCAGCGCGGCGAGCGCTTCCTCGTCCATTACCACGCCAAATTCGTGCGCCATTTTCTTGGCTTCTTCCAACCCTGCCGCACCCTTGTCCAGCAAGGGTATTATCTTTTCGCCCGTGCTGCCCAGCAGCTTGCTTGCTATGGCGTTGCGCTCTGTTTCGTCCTTCATCCGGCTTAACTTCGTTATAACTTCGTCAAACAATTCGGATTGAGACTTAAAAGTGCCTTGGCTATCCTTGACCTTTATGCCCAGTTGGGCAAAGAGTTCAGCGGCCTCGCCGCTTCCGGTTGCCGCATCCTGCGCCTTTTCGGCCAGCATGGATATATCGCCCTGCGCTGCTTCCGCGCTGCTGCCCACGGTCTTTAGTACATAATCCCATTCTTGGTAGGCTTCTGTAGTCATGCCCATTGTGCGGGACAGATTTGTGACTTCGGTGGCGTGCTTGCTTTGCTCAAGGGTCAAGTCCACAAGCTTTTTTTCGACCTCTGCCACTGCCGCGGCTAAGGCGGCAAATGTGCCTATCGTCACAAGCGTCTGCGTGTCGATTTTAAGCATCCCGTTAAGGGTGTTGGTCATTTCCTTTGGCAGACTTATGCCAAACTTCCCGCCGATATCGTTAAGCGCGTCGCCAAGTCCCTGCGCTTTGTCTGCCGCGTCGTCCTCGCCCTCGCCGAAGTCGTCCAGTGCCTTCGTATTTTCGTCAAGCGCGTGCTGTTGCTTTAGCAACGCAGTTTCCGTTTCTACTACGGCCTTGCGCATACGCTGCGTGCGGTCGTCGCTTTCGCCGTAAGCCTGTGACAGCTCTGACAGCCGCTTTTTTTGCAAGTCCAGCTTGTCACTGAGGGATAGGACTATCTGGTCAAGGTTTTCATTGGTCGCGGTCAGGGCCTCAAGGCTATCTTCGTTGCCCTTAAATTGCTCTTGTAGTTTTTTGCTTTCGGCATTAAGTATGCCCAAGCCGCTATTTATGTCTTTAAGCGCTTGCCTATACTCTTTTTCGCCTTCCGCGACAAATCGTGTCCTAATATTCGGCATCGCTTTATACTCCTAAATAGTCCGCAAGGCTTACGGGCTTTTCAGCCTCTTTCGCCTTGCCTATCTCTTTATACGCTGTTAATATTTTTGCTATGCGGTGTGGCGTTGCAGTTGCCCAAAAATCACGCTCGGGCAGCCGTAGCGCCATCACCCACACAGCAAGATACCATGCAAAATTCAGCGGTTCGCCGCTGTCTCCGTTTTTTTTTCTGCGTCCTCGCCGCCCGCGCTTTTCAGCGCGTCGGTCACAAGGGGCAGCACAACGCCGCTTACGTAGCCCAGCTCACTTATGGGTATTTCGCGGCCTACCTCGCGGACGGTCAAGTCGCCGCCCGTAGCGTCATTTATCATCGCTGTCAAAAATGTCAGCGTTGCCCGTATGGTGCTGCCCTTAAACGCACGGGATATGTCGCCGCCGTAGGCTTCCTGCACGTCCGCCAGAACGTTCATGTTGCAGCACAGTTTTATTTTTTCTCCACGCCATTCAAACGGCGCGGTTTTAAGTCTAATATCGTCCATGCGGCCTCCTTACGCGCTCGCGCCAAAGCAAGCATTTATCCATGCTATAGCCCCGGCGGTATCGTCAAGCACGGCCACCTCCATGATGTCTTGTGTGTCCGCGTCGCTCGGCAAAAATTCCCCCGACGTCGTCGGGGTCTGAAATTGTATGTTCTCGCCTTTGGTCTGCAAATTCATGGTGGGCTGACCAAAAAGCACTTTGTGTACAAAGCAAGCCGTTACCTTGCTCGAGCCGTCCCGCATATCGGGCGCATAAAAGCCAAGGCCCACATACTTGGGTGTGTCCTTCGCCGTGGTCAAAAGGCTTTTGGTTGCCGCGGTAGATATATTGCGGGATTTTTCGGTTACTCCGAACATCAGCTTCTGGGCATCGTCGGGTATGTACTTCACGCCCGCGGATATCGTGCCGCCCGTCACCTGTTTCATATATTCGGCAAGCTTACCCTCTGCATATAATCTGCCCTCGGCGGACGTAAGATTAAGCTGCACGGTCATAGCGTCGCCCATACTTGTGGGGGTGTCGTATGTCACCGTGCCGCTTGCGTTTTTGTACTCGGCCACTTTCAGGCCGCGCAAGTCAAAAGTAGGCATTTAATTTAGTCCTTTCTCCTTCATAAAAAGGTTGGTTTTTTGATTTACAAGTTCTTCGTATTCTTTGCGGGCTTGCTCTTCTGCTTCCGTCCAAAATCGGGAGCCGCGAAAATTCGAACGGCCATAATTAAGCACATACGCCACATAATCATTAGCTGCACCCGTGCTGCGTTTGCCCGCCGCCTTGACCTCGACATATTTCTGCCCGTCCTTGTCTTTGCTTTTGGTGATTTTAATAGACCTTAGCAGCTCTCCCGTCCTAAAATGGTGGTGCCTTGTTATGCTCTGCTCGACCTTGGCTTTTGCGATTTGCCCACCGTCCGCAAGCACCGCATCTATAAAATCTTCAAGCCCTGCATCAGTCTCTTGCAGGGCTTTTTGCATTTCGTCAAATCCAGACAGCTCGATTTTAGGCATATACACCGCCCACGTGCGCAGCAGTCATTGCAATATGATAAAGCACCGTGTCTTTTTCATAAATCTCGGCATTTACCACGCAAGTCCATCCCGCCGCCTGCAAAAGTCGCTTGATTTCAAGCAGTTTCGCCTCAAACGGCACGGTCTTGGTGTAGTAGTCTACCGCGTACAGCACAGACGTTTCAGCTTCGACTCCCTCGGCGTACAGCGTTGTCGATTGGGTGATAAGCTGATAGGTCACGTACTCGGCTGCGTCGCCCATGTATGGCGGGTGGCATACGGTGTATTTGTCTTGCAGTATTTCCGCAATCGTCATGCCGTCACCACCCTTTGTACTTTGATTTCCAAAAATTCGCAGCGGCCGTTGACGTTGTTGATGCTTATCACCTCATACGGATCCGTGTCTCTCTCCCGCCATATGCGGCTTTTGACCGTGACGCGGGGCGAATAGCGCATGGTTATCGTTGCGGGTTCGCGCAAATGCAGCTCAGCGGCCTGATATATCTCCGCGCCGTGCGCGTTAACCCACTTGCACCACACAGGCCGCGTAAATGCATTCACAAATTCTTCGCGGCTAAAGCCGTCCCTTATGGTATATACGGGGTTTTTTATGGTGATTTTTGTTCGCATCTCACCCGCGTTTGCGCGTGCCGCCATCAAAACCACCAGCCTTTGTATTGCCGCAGCATGGCCTGCGCCGCCGTGTCAACTTCGCTTGTACTTGCGGTTGTGACGGCCTCGCGGTTGGCGTACCAATGCCCAATCAGCAGCAGCATTGCCTGCCGTACCATAAACGGCACATACCCGCCCGCCGTGTATGCGATAGTAGCATTGGGCTCGTTGACCGTCACCGTTCCGCGCCGCAAGTCCGCCGTGTACTCCACGGCCTTGCCATCTGCCGTCACGCTGTCAATGCTTTTTATCGGGCAACGCGGCAGTTCGGTTGTTCCTGCCGCGTCCGTCAATGCGGTTATTTTCTGCGGCGCAAACGCGCGGCCCGTATAGTTTTCGCAGTATTCCCGCGCCGCAGCGATAAGCGGCAAAATTATCAGCATATCCTCGCTGTTATCGTCGGGGTTAATGCGTAGATGCATCTTTGCCGCGTCGAGAGTTACAGCCTCATTTATTATTGTTTGCGCCAAAATTTGTGCCGCCATATCTAACCTCCGTTCTGACGCGGGGCAAAACGCCCCGCGTGTTCATCTTATGAGCCCTTAATTTTAAGGCGGGCAAACGCTTCGCCTACTACGGGCGCGCCGTCGCCAAAGTACTCGACCAGATAGCCGATTGAGTTATTCGGCGCATACAACTCGTTGAGCACCTGTATGTACAGGCCGTCGCCGTCGCAAATCATATAACCTGTCCTAAAGTCACCGTATACCGCGGCGTACTTGCCCGCCGTGTAGGTATTGGGTGCATATTCGCTCATGTACACTGGCGCTCCGAGCAGCCTGTCAGGCTGCCCCATCTGCACGGACGGCTGCCATATATACTGGCCGTCGCTGCCCTTGAGCTTGGCCAGCGTCTTGCACAGGTCGCGGTGCATCACCCAGGACGCATTGCGCGTATACTGCCCCTTAACCGCGTATTTGGTTTCAATCATATCGTCTGCGGTTATAGCAGTCGCGGCGCTTGTAATGTCGCGGGCTTCAGGTACTCCGTTCGCGCTTGCGACAAAAACGCCGAGCGGGCCGTTAGTGCCCGCGCCGTTCATGTAGGCGTTCTCCTGCGCGGCTTCGACCTTATAGAGTATCCTGTCAAGCACCGTCTGGTCGGGCGAGGGCGCGTGCCGCATAAGGGTTCGGGATATCTTTATCAGCTTCGCAAGGCGCTGGGGTTTGAACTCCCTGCGGCCAAACGAAATAGTTGCTTCTTCGGGCGCTGCCGCAATTTCGGTTGTCCATTCTATGTCGGACGCGTCGGCGGTAAGCATCGGGTAACCAAGGCTCTGCGCATTGCCGATAGGGCCTACAACGTCACAGATTTGGCGCATAAACATATCGTTTTTAAGTCCGGCTATCAGCCTGTTCACAAATTCAACGGGGGCGGTTAGATAACCCGCGTTTGCATTTGTGCCAAGGGTCTGCGTGGTGTTGCGATACGCGGCTATGTCGCCCTGATCGCCCCTCAAGGCGCGGCCAAACATTTCACCCATCTTGTTCTTTGCGTTATCCTGCTGCTTTTCGATGATTTCTCCGGCAGCCCGCTCGCGCTCAAGCTGTTTCTGTTCGCGGGTTATGCTTGCGTTAAGCTTGTCAAATTCTTTTTCAAGCCTATCATACGTCGCCTTGTCGTCCGTGTTCATTTCCTCGGCGTCATTGCGGTTCATTACCTCGCGCAGCTGGGCGGTTATCTTCGCCCTTTCCTGCATCATCTCATAAATTTCTTTTGCCATTTCATACCTCCAAAATTTTTAATCTCATGGCCTTAAATCTTTCGCGCTGTTCCGCCAGCGCTGCGTTTGTTGTATCTGTTGTGGGCTGGATTTCTCCCCCATTATCAGGCTCATTTATATCGGGTGCGTGCTTATAGCGGGCAAAATACTTGTCCGCGTTTGCGCATGCCGCTATTTTTTTATTCTCTATCAGCTCATCCGCAAAGCCCGCTTCCTTCGCTTCCTTACCGCTCATCCACGTCTCCGCGCTCATCATGGCCGCTATTTTGTCTTTGTCCTTGCCCGTGCGGGCAGCGTATATGTCCGCAATCTGCCCGTTAAGGCGCTCAAGCTCGTCAGCGGTTTTCCGCAAATCCTCTGCGCCGCCGCCTGTGTATGTCCATGCGTTGTGTATCATCAGTGTGGCGTTTTCGGGCATTTTTATGACATCGCCCGCCATTGCTATGACGGATGCAGCGGAGGCTGCAAGGCCGTCTACATGGACGGTCTTTTCCGCTTTATGCCGCTGCAAAATGTTGTAAATGCTGAATCCTGCAAAAATATCGCCGCCGGGGCTGTTTATGTAGACATTAAGCGTGGATATATCCCCAAGTGCCGCAAGGTCTTTCTGAAATTGCGCGGGGGTCACTTCGTCGCCCCACCATGAAATATCACTAATTTCGCCGTACAAAAAAAGCTCCCCTGCATTACCGAGAGCCTTAAAATCCCAAAATTTATGCACCCTTTATTTCTCCTTTCGCTTGTGCGCTCTTCGGCGCGTTAAGTTTCGCATTTTCCAACGGCAACATGTTTCCGTTGATAAAGTATATCTTCCCCAGCCCATCAGGCAGCGGGTTCATGTCCTCAAGCTCACGTATATCGTCCGCGCTCATTATGCCATTCTGTCGCATCGAGTTATAATAGCTCGTCCGTGACGCGGTATCGCCGCGCAAGAGGCCGTTTGTGTTAAATTTATAGTAATATTCGCGCTGCTCTGCCGTTGTCAGCAAGTCGCGGTAAAGCGCTTGCTCTATGCGCACGGATAACGGGTTTATACAATCGCGCACAAATTCCGCGCTTTGCTGCTCAATGTTGCTGAATGTGGCTTTCTCCAAGTCCATGCACATATGCGGCGGCACGCCAAATATCCTGCATATTTCCGTTACCGCCCACTTGCGGCTGTCGAGCAGCTGCGTTTTCTGCATATCCCTGTCCCACGGCTGTGCCGTGGAGCCGTTCTCTAAAAACATCCATTTGCCCGCATTCTCCACGCCAGAATAGTTGGACTTAAAGTCCTCCTTGAAGCGTTCATATGCGCTGTCCGATAGCTCGCCGGGATATGTTATATACCCGCCCGGTGATGTGCCGCTGAATCCTCGCTGTGCATACTTTGTCATGCTGTCGTTCAGGCCAAGCACCCCCGCCGCTATGTCCATCGGGTCTTCCGGCGTTCGGCTTGCAAATCTAAACCCCGGTATAAACACAAAATCGCCATCCCTCAGCGTTTCGGTTATGCCGTCTGCCGTGGCGTATATGTACTGCTCCCCGTTGCGGCTGTTGGTATAGACTTGTGAACAGTTTGCCGTGGGCAGATTTTTAAGCGCTGTTATTACTCCGCTGCGGTTGCGCACTATGCGCAGATAGCCCCCACGCGTCAGCAGTATGTTTGCTACAAGCATCTGCATCATTTCATACGCCGTCGTGGTCGGGTTAGGCAAAATATTTGTAAGCTTGTACAAGGGATGGTCTTTGGCCTTTTGTTTGCCATCATTACGGTCGCGGTACATATGCAGCGGCAGCGCCGCCATTGTCTTGCTTATCAGGTCTACACATCGAAAAACCGCCGCAACCTGCAAGGCCGTATCCGCGCTTATAGCGCACCCGTTGCCCATAATGTAATTTTGCCACGCCGCATCGTCTGATACAGGCGGCAGTTTTTTCACGCTTGCCGCGCGTATCTCAATTATTTTGCCGAATAGCTTGATTTTTTTCATTCCCACCTCATATTACGCGCAAGCCGCGCTGTTCGTATACGCTTCGTTTGGGTTCCAGTTTGACCGCCGCCGCCATTGCGTCTATAAGTGCGCACATGGGGTCAATTCGTTCGATGCTTTTGTTCTTCATCGGCTTTATGTTCTCGTTGCCGTCCTGCGCTATCACAACGTTGCCAAATGTCCACCGCCCGCACGGGTTATGCTCGTGCGTTATCTCGCCGTCCAGCATCAGGCGCTCCAGCTCCTTCATGGCGGGGGACATTCCCGCCATTGTCTGGGGTATGGTTATAACCTTTTGCTGTGCTACTTCCTGCTGCATCAGCGGGCGCAGGGAATCAATTCGCCATTGGTCGGCGGCAATGTATTTCACGTTATAATCCATCATCAGCTTATCAAGATAATTTGCTATGTATGCATAATCGACGCAATTGCCGGGCGTTGCGTGCATATGCTCCGCTTTAACCCATCTGCCAAATGGTACATGGTCACGCTGTTCGCGCTCGCGCATATTGTCCTCCGGTATCCACGCATCCACAAAAAACCGCCATTCCGTCTGCTCCGGTAACGGCGGGAAAAGCACCGCCACGCCCGTAAGGTCGGTTGTGCTTGATAGGTCGATACCTACATAGCACTCGCGCCCCAGCATATCGGATTTGTGCCAGTCGCCCTCGGTATCGTCCCACAGCGTAATAGGCATCCACCCCGTGCGTTTCAGTGATATCCATTGATTCAGTCGCAGCCAGCGGAAAAGCTTCTCAGCCGCAGGGCTGTTCCGCGCCTTTAATGCCTCGCTGCGGACATTCTCTATTTTTATCGACACGCCAAGCGAGGGATTCGCCATGTACCAATTGGCCTCGTCATATATATCCGCCGTTTCAGGCACGGTATATATCTTGGCATAAAATGTTGGGTCTATAAGTTCGCCGCTTATAATTTTTGTGGCTATGTCGTGCTGCTCCCAGCCCACGCTCTTGCGGTCAGGGTCATCACCCGCCGTAGTGATGCACCATATAAGCTGTTCATCTCGCGCCGCGCCCGTGCCAAATGTCAGCACGTCCCACAAGTCGCGCTTGGGGTGTGCGTGCAGCTCATCAATTATTACCACGGACGGGTTAAGGCCGTGCTTTGTAGCCGCCTCCGCCGAAAGCACTTTGAAGCGCGTATGTGTGCGAAGGTTCAACATTTCTTTCGTACTGTCCTTGATTTTTATAATCTTGGATAGCACCTTGCTCTGCTCCACCATACTCTTTGCCGCATTAAAGGCTATGGACGCTTGATTGCGGTCGGCTGCGCCGCAGTATATTTCGCCACCCGCCGCATCCATCACAAGATGGTAAAGACTGAGCGCGGCTATAAGCTCGGTTTTGCCGTTCTTCTTGGCTATCTCCAAATACCCCGTTCGGTATTGGCGCTTCCCATCCTCGTTCACCGTGCCATATACGGCATTTATAACGTCAATTTCCCACGGCAGCAGCACAAAAGGTTTCCCGTAAAAATCACCCGTATGCTTTAACGCCTGCACAAATTCTATAACTGCAAGCGCTTTCTTTGTATCAACCACCGTACTTGTTCAGGTAGGCCGCCATTGGGTCGCTTTCTGCTTCCTTCTTGGCGGCCGCAACTCCCATTCTCGCGCGGCCTACCGGGGACAGGCACAACTGCTCCGCGTATTTCGCTATGTTCTGTCCCTCCCGCCGCATTATAGTAATATACGGGTTTTCTGCGGGTCTGCCGTCCGCATTCATATAGACCAGCGGGCGGTTCTGGTATTCCTCTTGCGCCCTGCGGTATATTGCTACGCTTTCGCAGTACGCCATAAGGGTCGATATGTCCAAGTCGTTGATTATCTTCGCGTCAAGCTGGCGATACAGCTTAACTATGCGTTTCCACTCTTTTCTCGCTTCGCTTGATATGGTTTTGGGCGGCGTTAATTTATCGGTACAGCCTTCCGGTTCGCCGTTCTGTCGCCCGTCAAGCGTTCCTTTTGTGTGCCTCGCCTTGGCGTTGTCCACCAGTTTCAGCGGGGTTGGTTTTCTCCCGGTCGGCATACTGTTCTCCTTTCCGCGTTATTTGTGCCTATAGTATTCCTCGCGCTCGCGCAGCAGTCTTTTCAGATACTTCTGCGCGTCCCTGCGTGCACAGCCCGTGCTTTTGTCAATCCGTGCGCGGGCTTCTGCTATTTTTGCGTTATGTTCAGCTAATGCGTTTGGCTTTTTCACCTGTCAGCTTCTCCCACCTGTGTATAATAACGTCGCAATATTTAGGGTCAAGCTCCATGACATATGCATTTCGCCCGTTCTGTTCGCAGGCTATTAACGTTGTGCCGCTGCCGCCGAACAGGTCAAGCACGCAATCTCCGCCTTTAGTATTATTCTTGATTTGGTAGTCAAACAGCTTGACAGGCTTCATAGTTGGGTGCTCCTTATTCTTTAGCGGCCTATCAAAAGTAAGAATCGTTGTCTGCTTTCTATCGCTCGCCCACAAATGCCCAGCGCCGTCTTTCCATCCATACAGGCACGGTTCGTGCTTCCACTGGTAATCTTGACGCCCTAAAACCATGGTATTTTTACACCATATAAGGCACTGCCTGACCGTAAATCCGGCGGCCGCGCACGCTGCGCGAAAGTTAAGCCCTTCTGAATCGGCATGCCAAATATAAAAAACAGCGCCCGGTTTCATGGCGCCGTTGGCCGCTTGGAAAGCGTCCGTTAGAAATGCGCGGAACGCATCCGCGTCTTGCTTGTCATTCGCAATCGTCAACGCATCAGAAGTTTTACCTGCATATGCAACGTTATAAGGTGGGTCGGTAAGGAGCATATCCATTTGTGTCCCCCCTGTAAGCACCTGTACGCAGTCCGCGGATGTGGCGTCGCCGCACATAAGGCGATGCCTACCAAGTTGCCATATATCTCCCGAATTTGTTATTGGGTCATTAGGCAACTCTTCTTCGTATTCATCCTCGACCGTCTCTGGCTCATCCTTGGGAAGTTCAAACCCAAACTGCATCATGTCTACTGTCGCCAAGTCGCGCATCTCACTTGCGAGCAAGTCCCAATCCCATTCGGCAAGTTCGCCCACCTTATTGTCGGCAAGGCGGTATGCCTTGACCTGTTCCGGCGTTAGGTCGCTTGCCACTACGCACGGCACTTCGTCTAACCCATTTTTCTTGGCCGCCTTTAGCCGTGTATCTCCCGCGATTACCTCGTCGTTAACGTCAATCACTATGGGCTGCTTAAATCCAAAAGCCTTAATGCTTGCCGCTACCGCGTCAACCGCCTTGTCGTTCTTGCGCGGGTTGTTCTTGTATGGTTTTAGCTCCGCAACCTTTCTCATCACAATCTGGCTATCCATTTATCCCATATGCTCCCTTCAACTTTTTATGTCCCTTTACGCTGTTGCAATGTATACACGCGGGTTGATGGTTGGCTTTGTCCCAGAATTTCGGGTCGTTCGCGCCATTCGGCGGGTCGATGTGGTCAACGCATTGCGCCACAATCGCGCAGCCATCATCCAGCCGCAGGGCGCAAAGCTGGTTCTCCGGTCGGGATAAAAACCACTTTGAATATCTGTCCCATCGTGCATCGTACCCGCGTTCCCTTGACGTGCCGCGCCTGCCGTCGCGCCTGCGCAGCTGTTCAAGCCTTTTCTCGCGCTCCGCTGCTTCGCCAGCCTCGCGGTGATCGGCGCAATATTTGTCGGTTGTGACATTGTTGCAGTTAGGCCATGCGCAGAAGTGCGCCGGTTTCTGCGCCATATTATCGCCGCCCCCTCCTTGCCGGATACGGGCACTCCTTCACCCCGCACCGCCGCTTATTTTTGTCATAGTGTTTGCACTCTTTGCATGTGGCGGGCGTGTGTATCCACGTCACCCAAGCCGCCTTATTATTTCCTTCTCCCTCTCCGATAGCTCCCATATCTTTGCCGCTGCTTTCTCTGCCGCTGCTTTCTCCGCTGCTACTTTCTCTGCCGCTGCTTTCTCCGACAAAAGAAAACCGCCGCCGAAAACCTTCTTTCCTGCGCTCCTTTGACTATCCAACGCGCGGATAAAGGCGCAATCCTCGGCGCGTATCCTTAACGACTGCCCGTATTTTGCAATGCTCTGTATCCTCGCCGCCGTCAGAACGTGGTCGGGGTAATCGTATTTCGGCAGCGACTTTGTAACCTCCTTGCGGTTTTCATCATCGGCCGCTTTTATTGCTTCATATAAGTCAGAAGCAACTGTAATTTTATATTGCCCCATGTTTGTAGCAAAGCTTGTATCTACGCTCGCGCCGTTATCGTACATTATCGATAGCCCGCATATGACATATTTTATACCGTCCAAGCCGCTGCCTGAAAAAAGCGTTTTGGCGGGCCCAAAAAGAAAAAAGCGTATTCCGCGCTGATTATACCAGCGGCAAATCTCGGCCAAAATCGAAAAGGGCGGGTTGTCTATCACCGCACAATTCCCGCTGTAATCCTCTTTCTTGTAATCCCCGCCGGGGTAAAACGGGCGTATAATCCGCGCGCTCTCTAAGCCGTATCCTTTAACCGCCCAATCATGGACGGCGGCATATACATTATCAGGCGTGTAGCAATCATCCGTTGTTTTCTTCGACTTGAATTTTTCAACGAATGCGGCATATTCGCCCGTCATTTCCATCTGGTCGCCAAGCGCCATTTTCTCCTTAAAGCTGCCCATTCCTTCCCCCTATGCAAAAAGGCTCCCATGCGGAAGCGCTTTTCGATGATATCAGTATAGCACATAAATCGTGTTTTATCGTGTTGACTTTATGGGGCAATGCGATTTATAAGCCGCTCCACGCCGTGCCGCTCCAATGCCTTTGCCCAATCCTGCGATACGTGCATTCGCTGTGCCACCTTTTCCCAGTACCCGCTTTTAGCCACACCGTACTCCACATACCTAAGCTTTATCACCTCGCATTCCAGCGGCGGCAGACACATCACCTCAAATTCTATCATGCCCGCGTGGTGGTTCAGCTCTTGCAGCTCGGCCTCAAGGCGCTGCTTTTTGCGCTCAAGCCGTTTTATCTCGCGCGTTGCCTTGAGCGCAGCATTATATGTGGCATCAGATACCCCGCTGCCGTACGGCATACCCGTAAGGCGCTGTGGATGAAGGTCATACTGGCTTTCAATCTCTTCGTCCACCGTCACAAGCTGCCGCTCTTTGTCCGTGCGCGTGCGTTCTGCATTGCCCCAGTACATCAGCAGCCGCCTTACTGCCGCGCGGTCGTTTTGTCTCTTTTCTTTATCGCTTTTATCCATCCTACTGCCTCGCCTGAATTTTCACAAAAATCGAAATTTTTTTGTTCCGTTGAGGGGCCCGCGGTACGAGCCGCCTCGGCGTAGGGATTTTGATACCCCCTCCCGCCGCGGCATCATCGTCTATCCCCGCACAAATTCCGGGCATTGCCTCACATGGTACGATTGCGTCGGCTTGTCGCTGTATAGCCGCGTCTCGTCCGCGTCCCAACCCTTGACGGGCTTAAAGTGTCTGCTCCATGCGCACCCGCGTTTGCCGTACTTGTCCGGCACAGCATTGGCGCAAGACCAGCATAGTGTCTGTGTATACATGGTCTTAGCTTCGCGGCTGCTTACACTGTCCGCATGCTGCTGCATCTTATCAGTCGGCGCGCGGAGCGCCAAGTGCGCCATCATCCTGCGCAAGGTTGCGGTAGTCACGCCGATATGCTCGGCAATATCCTTCCATTTCCCTCCCTGCTTGCGCATCTGCTTCACCTCTTCCCAACCTGGCCAGTCAGGGTCAAGCATGGCATTTAACTTGTCGTATCTGCTGTGGCCGATGGCAATGCCGCGCCTGCCCGCACGCTTTTGCAGCGTCGGGCCGCTTATGCCATACGGCTCCGCGATATCGTCCCATGTCTTGCCCGCCTCGCGCTGCTTGCACACGTCATCCCAGTCCACTGGTGTCAGTGTGGGTTTACGCACCAAGCGCGTATCTATGCCATGCTCTTGCGCGTAGCTGTGTAGTCGGTCGCGCGATACATGATACTTCGCGGCTATGTCAGCCCATTTCATGCCCTCCGTGCGCAAACGTTGTATATCCTCTATGGACGGCAGCGGGTTATAGTCTGTGCGCCTTGGTATATCCACGCCCGCCAGCCTTGCATATCTCGCCAGCGCGCCGCCCGTTATGCCGTACAGCTCGCCCACTTGGTCAAGATTCGCGCCTTGCTCGCGCCGCCGCTTTATATCCTCCCAATCCGCCGCGGTGATATCATCTATCGTCCGTATCTTTTTCATAATCTTTCCCCGTAGCTGCAAAAGTCGTTATCCGTCTCCCACGTGTGCTGCTCCCCGCATTCGCAGCGGTAAAACATTGCGCATTCTTCGCGCCCGCGCAAGCGGCAATCCTTGCAGTGTACCACCGGCGCAACATCGGCGGCGGGGATATCGGCGAATGTGTCTACCAAATCGCCAAGCGGTATGCCGTGCTTATCTGCTATCGCCTCGGCTGCAACAACAGCGCGTATATATGTACTCATTGCTTTTCCTCCTTTATAAGCCCTTCGATTTGGTCTATCACCCTTTTGCACTCGCTCTCCATTTCACGGGTCGTCCACTTCTTAGCAAGCGATTCACGCGGCATATATCCGGAGTAGTCCATGCAGTGGGCATAATCCCAACCTATATACCAGCCTTTTTTATTCTTTACCGCAAGTTCCGCGCCTAAGAATGTTATTCCGCCGTGGCAGTCTATTGCATTTTCTATATATTCTCGTTCTCTCCGCGTCATGCTCAGCAGGTCGGACACATCAACGTATGCGCACGGGTGCGTGCCGAAGCTAACAACATAATAATTTCGTCCGTGGTAAACGTTGTGGGCTAAAACCTGCGGCTCACATCGGTTTTCCTTGTACACCATATCGTGCAAATCGTTCATCATTCTTTCTCCTCACAACAGTACCGCACACCTGCAGCTTCCAAAGCTTCACAATTTTCATCATACACGCCCGCAGGGGCTTTGAAATCGCGGCACATTATGTATGTGTGTACCATGATAAAATCCAACAAAGAATCGCAATAATCGCAGTACATGCGCTTCGCTTTGCCCCGTGATTCCGCTGCAACGTATAGCTCTAACCCCCACAAATCGTCCGTGCAAAAATATAAATTCATGCCTTCATTCCTTCAAACGCTGCCACTTATCCATCAGTGGGTCCTCTGCCCTTTTTGACCTTGAAATAAGTTTTTTCAGCCAGCGCCATACATTCGGCTGCGTTAAAGTCGGCGTACCATTTCCCGCAGATTTCCGGTTACATTCCTCGTCCTCCCTTTTGTAGCAAATTCTTTCACCGTTTTCCTCGCGCGTCGCGTATTTTGTATCAAGCAAGTCGCGTAAATCCTCCATGCAGTAATCACACACCGCCAGTCTACACATGGTCGTACAACGTCCTCCCCACGGCCTTTCTTCGGTGTACATTGGCAAATCAAGCGCCGTAAGCGCCACTTCGACTTCACGCTCCACGTGGCAAATATCGCACGTCTGGAACCTTTTGATTTTTATACAGCTCATTCCAAGTACTCCTTTATCGTCCCTATCGCTTCTTCCGCGCCCCTGCAAACAACGGCCTTATAGCCCTGCTCCGCAAGCGCGATTATCCACTCTTTTTGGTTGTCGCTCACCGTACCGCCCTTTTGCCGCTTTAACTCGATATACAAACCGTGATACCCGCCACGCGCCACGGGCAAGCACATATCAGGCACGCCCGCTTTCACGCCCTGCGCCTTTAACGCGATTGCGGTCTTAATCGCCCGCTTGCCGCCGTTGGGTATGGCGTACAGCAGCCCCAGCTCGGGGCGGGCGGCGCTCTCCATTGCCGCCCATTGAAAGATTATCCGCTGCTCCGCGTCCTCCAAAGGCACGGTTGGCGGGGTATATGTGCGCCTCATTTTCTCCCACCCCGCGTCTCGGCGGGCGCGTGTCCGTCCGCCTGATATATCCGCATCGTCTTGCCATCTATCCGCATGCGCGCAAGCCCTCCGCGCTGGCATGCCGAGCGGTATGCCCTGTATAGGTCTTGACGGCTGGTAGCGGTGTACAGCACGTGTACAATGCCGCAATTTATCTCGATTAGTTCAAACGTGTGCATCTTATCCACCTCCCAGCAAGTCTGTCCCTAAGCTGTCAATCTCTGCCGCGCTGTATACGCGGCTGCTCCCAAAATCCCGCTGGCGGTTAGGGCGCGGCGTTGCGGCTTGCTTGCGCTCCGCGTCCCGCTTTTCCCACGTTCGCACAGCCGCCTTCCAGTCCTTCATAGGGCTGCTCCCCACCTTCCAGCCCTTGGCGGCATAAAAATCCACAAAAGCTTGTGCGTCTACGTGATTGCCGCGCTCCGCGCAGTATGCGCGCACCTCATCCGCCGTGGGTTTGACAAAGCGTTTTTCTGGGGGGCGCTCCCCTTTAGGGGGGATATCCCCGTTAGGGGATAGGGGGATAATATTATTCTCTTTGTCATTGTCTTTGTCTTTGTCTTTGTCTTTGTTATCTTTCGTTTGCTTTTTTTTGCTTTCGTTTGCTTTTTTTTGCTTTTGCTCGCTTTCGGTTGCTTTTTTCGGTCTGCCGCCTTTGCGCCCGTTTTCGGCTCTTTTTTCAAGTTCGGCTTGCGCCCGGTCTATATTTTGCTTTGCTATTGGCCACACAAATCGCTCGGCTCCCGATAGCGTCCCCGCTTCGCCTGTCGATGCGTATTGCAGCATCGACATGAAAAGACGGCCCCGCTCGGCATCCGAAAGCGCCTCCATGGCCTCGGCAAAGTCTGTATAGACTTTAAGATACTTCATAGCCTTGCTTCTCCTTTTTCGTTGGGGCGGTATCACAGCTCCGCCCCGGCGCTGTTTTTATCTTCAAGCGACCAGACCATAATCTCTATAGATTAAATTTGCTAACGTGCGGCCGCTTAAAAGCTTTTTATCCGCCGCGGCTTGTGCAAACGGCATTGATGTGGTATAATGTCAATGCGGTCTTTAAGGCTGCGGCTTTATCTGGCTCACCGTTGTTAACTCCCTCGGTGGGCTTTCTTTTTGTCCTTCGCCGCCTCCTTGCGGCAGATGTTAAAAGCAATCGCCAGCAGTACGGCCTCGCCGCCCAGCAGATATGCCCATAGGATAATCCCGAAGATGTTCATACGCTTTTCTCTACAAATTCACCGTTTATGAGGGTATAGTAAGTGTCGGGCTTTATGACTACACCATCTACCCGCGCCATTTTTGCGCAGATAAGCTTGCCCTGCTGCCACTCAGCGCAAACTATATGCGCTCCCAACACGCCCTTTGCGCGCCCTTCTATTCCCCATGATACCGCTATGGCGGTTGGATTGTCCGCCGCAGCCGCGCCCTGATAGCCTGTCGCAGATGCCGCGCCCTGATAGCCTGTCGCAGATACCGCGCCCCGATTGCCTGTCGCAGATGCAGCGCCCTGATAGCCTGTCGCAGATGCAGCGCCCTGATCGCCTGTCGCAGATGCAGCGCCCCAATAGCCTGTCGCAGATGCAGCGCCCCGATAGCCTGTCGCAGATGCAGCGCCCCGATAGCCTGTCGCGTGCTTACGGCGTGATTTATCGCACTTGGATATGATATACTCCACGGACGCTTTAACAAGGCTTGCTATATCCATTCTCGCGCCGACCCTGATGGTCTTGGCGCATACCTTACTATCATACTTGCGCTCGTCAGACACCTCATCAAGCTCTACCTCATGATATACGCTGCGTGGGCGACAAATTCAGCCCTTGTCAGCTTCTTCATGCGCATGTGCCCTCCCCCGCAAGGTCGGCTATGCTGCAATGCAGTTTCTTAGCGATAATACGCAACTCACGCAATGTAAGCGTGTCGGTGTTGGCCATGCGGCTCGCAAGTGTGCGGGGGCTTACATACAGGGCGGCCGCCAGCTCCGCACGGCTTATGCCGTATAGTTGGAGCCTTGAATATATGTAATCCTTCGTCGAAATCTTCTTCATTGCTTCTCTCCCTCCCTTCTTAGAAGTCCCATGAGACGCCCGATGCTGATACAGCTGTCCATGAGGACGTCCAGCCGCATTGCTTTCGTCTCCTCGTCGGAGTTCTTCGCCCGCTGCGCCATTCCGGCAAGGTCGGCCATGTTTCCTCGAAGATGGACGAGCTCGTTATGCTCGTCGCTGGCCGCTGCCGCAGCTCGGATGGCTTCTGCGAGGTCTTCATTGTTGCGGCGGGCCGTGTCGTAGCGGGTGATGCCGGTTTCTTGGTATGCGTTGTAGGCGGTGTCGGCCTTATTCTGGTAGCGCTCCGCGAGCTTGTATAGTTTTTCTTTGTCCATGCTGCGTTCCTTTCGTCAAATGATTCCGCGGTTCATATCCGCCACGGCGCGGGCGATAGATTCAGCCCTTGTCAGCTTCGCCATAGCTTACCTCCCTATAATGGCAAAATCGAGGTATTTCTGCTTCCGCGTCCTGCCCGTCTCTGCCATGTGCGCCATGCTCCGCACCATCACCAGCGGCTTTTCCCCGCCTGTGCCCGTCAGCCGCCCATCGGCCAGCATCCGCCGCACGGTAACGGGGCTGACATTCAGCAGTTCAGCGGCCTGTGCGGTGGGGACGTATTCTCCGTGCGCCCGCACCATGCGATCTTCCACCGCTGCGGCATCGTTTATACGCTCGTCCACGGCCTGCTGTATCATCTCCCGCAGCATCTTCTCCAGTTCCATCTTTCTCTTCCTCCCATTCTTTCTCGCAATCGCAGCGCTCCCCGCTGTCAAGGTTAGCCCCGCAATTCTCACATTTCCTCATTTCCTCTTTCCTCCTTCTTTATGCGTCTTTCTTTGACACTTATAGTGTCACTTTTAGGCAAAAAATATATCTTGCACGGAGTGCCCGTAGTACGATGCGATTTCCATTTTTACTTCATCGCGCGGGGTTCTCGCGCCAAGCTCATACATACCAAGCGCAGCTGATGATATACCGATCTCGGCGGCGGCTGTGTCTCTCGATACTCCTTTTGCCTTGCGATAAGCTCTAAGCCTCATCCCAACCACAGTTTTGTCTGGCATCTTTTTCCCTCCTTCTGGTTTATGGGTACATTATACATCTTGACACTATATGTGTCAACACTTTTTGTGGCATTTTCTTCTTGCTTTTTGTCACGGCTTGTGACATAATATATAGAGAAAGGGGTGATTATATATATGGGCGGGTTAAATGACAAGATAAAGGAACTGCGCATACTAAACAAGGACACCCAAGCAGATTTGGCAGAAAAACTCGGAATGTCGCGCAGCTACATATCTATGCTCGAGTGCGGCAAGCGCGAACCTCAGCGCGAAGAGCTCGAAGCAATTGCCGATATATACAACGTTGATATGAATTACTTATACGGGAAACAAAGCGAGTTGAACTCACACCGGCTCGTTACTGATGCAGAGTTTCAGTTAATACTTGCTTATCGCAAGGCATCGCCGGAAGCCCGCGCGATAATCGATCGGATTGTAGAACGTTGATGATTTCGGCAAGCTTCTGGGGGTCGCGAATGGCATTAAGCAGCGCGTTTTCTTTCTTGGTCATCGTATTATCCTCCGTGAAAAAGTTGTTAAGATATGATACCATATCACAGACACCATACATCATATAATCTATGATGGGTGGAGGGGGCGGCGGAGAAGCAAGGTAAGGTTGCGCCGCCCCCGGGTGCGCCCCTATGCGCAAGTACAGATTACTACACACATGGCAAAATGGATATGGCCAAGAATGGAAAAGCGCGCCAGAAACGGAATTGGCGCATCCGAAAATGGAAAAAGGCAACACCGAAAATGGAAAAGGGGAGAGAAATGGGCATTTTTGAGGACAATAATCGGAAATACGCAGATGCGTTTACGCGAATGCGTGAAAAGCGAGGGATATCCCTACAGGACGTGTCAAAGCGCAGCGGCATAGCCGCCTCCACACTTACCCGCACTTTGCAAGGCACAACGGGCACGCCGATGGCGACGTATGAAATACTCGTTACCCAAGGCTTAGGCGCGACAATGCATGAATTTGTGAACGAGATTTACGGAGCCGTGCCGCAGGCCGAAGAGCCTACACAGAGGTACACCACCGCCGTCAGGCTGCTGCTTGCCGAAAAGGATAGGCGCATACAGCATCTTGGCAAATGGCTTCGGTGGGCGGTGGTGTACAGCGTAAGCGTAACCGGAATATTGATAGGGCTGTTTTTGTGCGATGTGTTAAACCCCGCCGTGGGATGGCTCAGGCAGCACGCAGAAGCCGCGCGGGGCATGAAAGGCTCAATTTTGTAAAAAGGCAGGAGGAAACGACATGACAAAAAAGTTTGCAAAAGTCCGCGAAAACAAGGGCAAGGCCGTAAATGCGCTGCCGGAGGATTATGTGGCGCTGGACTTGGAGACGACAGGGTTAGACCCGGAATGGGATAGCATTATAGAAATAGGCATGGTGCGCGTCCGCCACGGCGAAGTAGCGGCGGAGTATAGCACGCTGGTAAACCCGGGCGTGGAGATAGACGAATTTGTGACGGAGCTGACGGGCATCACAAACGATATGCTTGCAGCCGCCCCGGCGCTGCCGGAGGTGCTTCCCGCCGCCCGTGACTTCTTGGGCGACGATATCATTTTAGGCCATAATATCAATTTTGATATCAATTTTATCTATGATAATTGCGAGTACCAAGGCTTGAAGCCCATAAGCAACGACTATATAGATACCATGCGCATATCCCGCCGTGTGCTGCCCGACTTGAAGCACCACAGGCTTAAAGATATCGTAAATGCGCTCGGCGTTGACCACGCGCAAGCCCATCGCGCTATAGGTGACTGCCATGCTACGATTGACTGTTATAAGGCATTGCTGGCACATATAGACGCGGGCATAGGCAGGGACGATTTCACGGCGGCGATGGCAAATCATGGCAGCGCCCGCCCAGACTTGCACGCACTTACGGCAGACGGCACGGCGGTGGACGAGATGCACCCGCTGTATGGCAAGCATTGTGTCTTTACGGGCACACTCGCCAAAATGGTGCGCCTGGACGCGGCGCAGGCCGTGGTAAATGTCGGCGGGCTGTGCGACAACGGGGTTACCAAGGACACCAATTTCCTCATCCTCGGCGCGAGCGATTACAGCAAAATCAAAGACGGCAAAAGCAGCAAGCTGAAACGGGCCGAAAGCCTGATCGCCAAAGGCGCAGACTTGCAGATAATATCGGAGAATGTATTTTACGATTTGATGGGATTATAAAAATTCCGCACGGCGGCAACCGTGCGGAACGAAGGAAAGGGAGCGAGAAATGAGGAATATCTCGCCCCTATTATAAAACAAAATGACGAAAGGGGCAAGAGAATGGCAAAGCAAAAAGACGGAAGATACCGTGCAAAAATCACAGTCGGCACGGACGCAAGCGGGAAAAGCATAGTCAAGTATGTATCGGGCCGCACGAAAAAGGAGCTTGAAGCGGCTAAGGCGGCGGCGCGTGAAAAATACGTCACGGGCGCAAACGCGGTGCCCGAGGGGGTACTTTTCGACCGATACGCGCTAAGCTGGTATGAAGTGTATAAGCAGCCGCATATAGGCGTATCCGCGCAGATGTCATACCGCACCGCGCTATATAAGCATATCTTCCCCGCGTTGACGGGGCGAAGGCTTACGGCAATCACCACGGAGGATTTGCAGCGGCTGTTGAACGCCAAGGCTGGCACATGCAGTACCATCATAGGCAATATAACCACAATCCTGCGCGGGGTTTTTCAGCGGGCGTACAGTCAGGGGCTTATGCCGCGTGACATCACGGTCGGGCTTACAATCCCGTCCAAGCCCAAAGAGACGCGCAGGGCGTTGACGGACGCGGAGACGGATGCGGTTCTGCGCCTGATGGACGAGGACGGCACGCTGATGCTTGCCCTGCTGTACTACACGGGTATGCGCTACGGTGAGGCTTGCGGCCTGCAATGGCGGCACGTTGACTTCAAGGCGGGGATAATCCACGTCGAACAGCAGGCAGCGGGTAAGACGGGGGAAATAGATGCACCCAAAACGGATAAGTCCGTGCGGACAATCCCCATGCCGCGTGAACTGGCTGACAAACTGCGCCCCATGCGCGGTCTGCCGCAGTCGTATGTAGTGCCGTCGTCCACAGGGTCATATCACCGCAATGCGACACGATACCGCCTATGGGACGACTTAATGGCGCGGCTATATGATATCGCGCCGGAGATTGACGCGATTGAAAAGGGCGGGCGGATGATATCGGTCATAACCCCGCATTACCTTCGGCATAATTATGCCAGTGTACTATATAACGCGGGCGTGGACGTGCTTTCGGCGCAGAGGTACTTAGGCCACGCCAACGCAAAAATTACGCTTGAAATATATTCACACCTTTCGGCGCATAAGGAAAAATACAGTGCAGAGCAGTTACAGGGCGCGTTTGAAAAAAGTTGCCGCAAAGTTGCCAGCCCCAAAGCGCACGGCAACGGCGGTAATTAAAAAACGCCTAATTTGCTAAGAAAAAGCACTCATTTTTATGAGTGCTTTTCTTCTTTGGTATCCGGCAGCTACTTGGATTTTTTGCCCACAAAAGTACGTAATTGTACCACAAACCATAGATATTTAGGCATTTTCACAAACAGCCGTTAGCACGGACGCGCAATAAAAAGTTGCCGCAAAGTTGCCGGGGGTTGGTGTAAATAGATTACGCCTTATACATTTCCTGATACCTTTTTACACGTTCCGTCTTGTCTATCTGCTTGCCGTGCAAATATTTGTACAGCGTCAGCATATCGGCGGGAGGGTCGCCATGCTTCGCCTTGTAGTCCGATATAGCGCGGGCTACAAGGTCGTGCAGCATGGATGCGTGGGTCAGCTCCTGCCCCGATATGGTGTACAGGGTCTGCGCTACGGTCGGCATATCGTCCTTGACCGCAAGCGCCCACTTAGCATACTTTTCAGCGTCTGCGATTTCTTCGCAAATCTGGTCGGACAGGTCATTAATTAGCTTCATTTTTTAGCCGCCTCCGCCACGGTGGCAACCGTGCCGCCGGTCAGCCCCGTAAGGTCGTTATTGGGTGCACAAGGCGGGTTGCCGAGCAGCTTAAAAGTCCCGCCCGTGGGGGTGGTGGATACCACGGTGCTGTATTTGGTGCGCTTACGCATGCTGCACGCGGTCACCTGTGCGCAGCAGCGGTTTATCAGGGGATACTGCGCCGTGCCTGTGCCGATGGTGATATATACGGGCGCGGATATGGTGGTGGTATCGGGTATGCTCTGCGCCACGACGATGCAATATTTTTCGCCGTTGGCGTACACGCCTGCGGGCAGATTGATAATGAGCCCAGTACCCGCCACAAATGTCACGGACTGGGATATAATGAGGTGGGGGCAAAGCCGGCATATATTCTTGCAAGCCATAATTTTCTCCTTTCATAATCAAGGGGCGGTCAAGCCGCCCCGATAGTCACGGCAAAGCCGGATGGTGTCATGCGTTAGCAGCAGCTATTGCCGCAGCCGCAGCCGGAGCCGCAAAACGGGCTATTTCCGGCGTTGTAAGTGTAGCCGTTGGGGTAGCGTACCACGCCCGTCAGCTGCTCGCGGACGAAAAGCTGATTATTAGCCTGCTCAAGCTGGGCTATGCGCTGCTCAAGCTGCGCCTTTTCGAGCGCCGCGAATTTTGCGTCGATATTTGCGTTAATGGCATCGATGCCACGCTGTACGGCGCAGCAGCAGTCCGCCATCTGGGACTGTATGCCGTTCGCGGACTGCATAACGGTCATATTCGTGCCGTTCTGCGCCAGCGCCATTTCCTTTCCAAGCTGGCCGATATTGCCCTGCATATCGTAGCCAAGGCTGCATATGCCGTTGCCGATGTTGGTCAAGCGGTCATTAAGCTGGCCAAAATGCTGGCCGAAAAGGATTTCCTGCTGCGTCGCTGCGGTCGCGTACTGGCCGTAGTCACCGTTGCCGCGATTGCCCCAGCCGCCAAAGCCTCCGCCCATCATAGCCAAAAGCACGATAAGAGCGAAAATCCAGAATCCTCCGCCCATGCTGCCGCCAAGGCCGTCGTTTTTGTCCGTTACGGCGGCGATATCCGCCAAAGAGGGTACATTATCCATTGTCTTTTCTCCTTCATAATTTTTTTGGTATATAAATCGCGCGTGATTTATCGTATCTGTGATAAGATGCTTTCAGGGTCTATGCCGCGCTGCTGGCACAGACTATAAAACATCTGCCGGGGGTCACGTCCGCCGAGCATCCGCATTACCTGCTGCATTTGCGCAGGCATTCCCATCATGCTTTTCGCTTGGGCGATTAGCTGCGGGGATATTTGCGGGGTCTGCTGGCTTCCAGCTTTCATTGCTTGCAGTATGGGATTCATTTAATTTATCCTCCAATTTTGATATTCGTGCCGCGAGGTCGTTAATGTCCACAGGCGGCGCAGGCTGATACGGTGTGATGGTGTACGGGGTCAGTGTAGGATATCCCGCGCTGTCGGTACACTTGTGCCAGACTATGGGCGCGGTGGTGTCCAGCAGCAGTATGCTGCTATTGGGCGCAAGGCTATATGCCTTCGCCCCGCCCTCGCCGTTGACTTGGGCAATCTCGGTGCGCTGCTGATACTGTTGGGGCTGCTGATAGCCGCCAAAAAAGGGGTTGGGATTCCACATTTTTTTCGCCTCCTTATGCCTTATTTTCGCAAAAATTAAGCCCCGCGCTCAGGGCGCGGGGAGGGAATTTATAGGGCATTTAGCGGGCAAAAATATTTCTAATTTTGTCAGGCGAAACGCTTGACAAAGTATAAAATCTGCTGTATAATATAGCCATAAGATAAAGCAAGGGCGACAAGCCCGAAGGGAGTTAAAAATGTTGAACGAAAAGATGATAAAAAAGTTTGAGGACGCGGGTTTCAAGCGCTGGACTAAGGGCGGCTATGACAGGCTTTACATTGACGCTACTGCCTGCGGCCTTGAGTACGACACTTACAAGTCCGGTAACATTTCCTCCGCCACCTTCAACGGCGAGGCAATCTCAAACGCCCGCGCGGGCCGCATGAAGGCCATGAAAATGTATGTTGATATAGCGACCGGCGAATTTCATGCCGAGCATGCTTACGGCACTAAGGGTGACACCGAAATAGCCGCCGCAGCCGAAGCTATCTATACCGCAATCGCCGAGGCTGCAGAGGCCGAAGAAGCTGAGCAAAAGGTTGAAGAAGCTGAGGAAATGACCGAAGAAGAAAGGCATAGTGCCCTGTATACCATAAAGGAAGGCACTGAAATGTACGAAGACTATGCCAAGCTGGGCGCGCAGTACCTCAAGGGCGCAATTAAGCACGGCTATGAGATAAATCCCGCCGAATACCATCCTTTTACCGCCGAGCAAAAAGAAAATTTTGCCTACTTGCAAGCAAGCTACCGCAAAATCGGTCTTGCCGAGCTGGTCGAAATGCTAAAAGACCCCTTCTATGCGCCCCGCGAGGACGAGATATTAGAAGCCATATGCCAGACCCTCGGCCTTATGGATAGGTGGGAAGATAAAGATTTTTGCTATGAGGATATCATTGAGGCCGCCGAAGCAAAGCTGAGCAGCAAGTAAAAAAGAAGAAAGAAGCGCTTCTGCCAAGTCTAAAATCCTTCGGGATTCAGCATCACCCCCGCTTACGCGGGGAGCATCAGAAGCGCTTCTGGCATTATAGTACCACCGGGGCGCGCAAAAGTCAAGGGAAGGAAAAATATTTTTAACTTTGTCAGGCGAAACGCTTGACAAAGTATAAAATCTGCTGTATAATATAGCCATAAGATAAAGCAAGGGGCTGAAGCCCCGAAGGGAGTTAGAAATTATGAAGTACGATGTAACATTTTCCTGCGGCCACACTGCTACGATAGAGCTGTTTGGTACGAACGAACAACGCGAACGCAAAATCAAGTGGTATGAGACTTACGGCGACTGCCCCGATTGCTACGAAGCCCGCATAAACGCCGAGAACGCCGAAGGTTGCGAAGCCGTAGAAATGTCCTACCGCGAATACAAAGAAAACTATGGCGAATGCAAGACCGAGCGCGGCAGCTACAACAAAGAAACAAAGACCATCGTGGTCTACGTCCCCCACACCGAAACCGAAAAACCCGAAACTGATAAAACGGAAGAAACCGCAAACGAAGAAGCCAAGGAACCCGCCGAATACGAAATCAATAACATAGAGTCCGGCTTGGCCAACATAACCCCGGTTGAATTTGTGGATGCCTACGGCATATATGCGCGAGACTACGGCACAACGCCGCCGGAGGAACGCCGCGCCAAGAGATGCCTTGTCGGCATAGAGCTACTCAGCGGGCGGCAAATAGAGGTCTTCGGCAGCAGGGAAGCCATACAGCCCGCTATGATACGGCAGTGCTGGGAGTACATAATGGCAAATCGCGACGCGCTGCTGCCCATGTTATTAAAATAAAAAAGGAGAGAAAAAATGCGAGATGAAGCAGTAAAGACACTTGGGTACATCTACGGGCTGGCGTGGCAAGTCAGCCCCGAAAAATTCAGCGAGCCAGTGTTATTCGCGGAGGCGCAACGCCGCCCGGCACACGGCTTCGCGCTGTCCATGCGGTGGCTTATGGCCGCCCGCAAGATGACGCGCCCCCTCGATCGCGCCATAAGCGACGCGATCCAGCCGCTTGCCCCCGAAGATTTTGACGATGGTGATAAGGTCATAAGCGCGCAGCAGCAATGTATGTGGGACTTGGCTTTTTATCGCGGCAAGGCAGCCCCCATCCTTAACGACCCCGACTATCTTGCGGAAAAGATGCGCGAAAAGGGGCTAACATTGGAGCAAGTCGGCAATGTTTGTGGCATGAGCCGACAGGCCGTATCTGACTGGACGAGTGGCAGGCGGCCAATCCCCCAAAAGCACAAAGCCACTTTGGCCGAGATCTTCGGTATATACATGTAAAGGAAAAAATATTTTCTATCTGTCAAGCGAAACGCTTGACAGAAAAAAAATCTGCTGTATAATATAACCATAAGATAAAGCAAGGGCGACAAGCCCGAAGGGAGTTAAAAATTATGAAGTACATGAACGCTAACGAAATCGCCGAGAACCTCCGCAACGCCGACAGCTGGGACGCAGAACTTTGCGCCGCCCTGTGTGAAGAAGCTGGCATGACCGCCGAATGGGAAGCCGCAGACGGTGACACCTTTGAGAGTGTGGTAGAGACCGCCGCTGCCAAGCTGGGAGTGGAAATCTACTAAGATGTAGAGGGCAAGGGGCGGCAATACCGCCCCAAAGGAGAGAAAAAAGGAGGAGCCAAAAAATGGAAGCGAGAATGCCGAGAACCAAGGCCGCGCTGATGGCCTTAACCGAAAAGTACCACATGGAATTTTTACGCCACTACATCACGGATGAGGGCTACGGGGTGTACTGCGTGTCGGACGAGCGGATACCGGAGCTGGATGCACTGGCGGCTGATGATGAATGGGGTGATGCCTGGATATTCGACCATCTCAACTGGATAAGCCCGCCCTATATGTACCGGATATTTTGTCCCAAAAGCTGGATAAATCTTTGGGGCTGGGTAAAATAACCGGGGGAAAGAAAAAAGATGCACGGCGGTGCATCTTTTTCTTCGGTTTGAAACCCCACCAAAGATAAATAATGTTTCAATCCACACCCGCAAGCGGGTGACATGCGTCCCAGACGCAAAAAACGAAAAATCAAATATTTCAACCCTCATCCGTTGCCGGATGGCACTATTAAAATACCACAGCATTAGGCATATGTCAAGTCCCCAAAAAATAAAAAAGCCCCCATCAGGGGGCATATTTTATAAGGGTTCTCTCTGCCGCCTTGTATCGGCGGCGGATTTGGTCATACTCCAGCGGCGCATCGGTGTACCGCGCCTGATACTCCGCTGTAAGCCTGTCATACGGCACACCATCCAGCAAATGCCGCGCCACAAGCCAGCGGTCACGCTCACTGAAAATCCGCTGGTAGATTATCCCTTCCCACTCCGCACGGGATAGGGTCTGCAAAATATTTTTGTCCACCACACAGGCCGGCTTCTCATCGGCCTTTCACCTCCGGCAATTTTTGTCGCAGAGGGGCGGCGGCAAGCTTACTTCCGGTCGCGGGCTATGGCATCATATGCGCCATTCGCGGCAAGGGACACAACCACGGCATTTATCACGCACAGCGCGCCCGCCTCAAGCGTCAGGCCGCCCGTGAAAAATGTGGCCGCTATAAGCACCACAAGCGCAATTGCGTAGCTTGTAATGCGGGTGGGTATTTTGTCGATGAAGCCCACACCCTTTATAAGCTGTGTGATAAGGCTGGTAGCGAGGGTCGCCCCCGCATAGGTCAAAAGCACCGCCCAAGTAAAAAATTCGTTCGTCATGTTTATCTCCTTTCAATTATGTGCTGTAAAAGTTCTGCACGGGCGTTTTTCAGCCCGTCAATTCCGTTTCCGTCTATCTCGTGATTTACCAGGGCCAGAAGGCCGGTTATAATGGCCTGATTTGTGACCTCCTGCCGCGCAAATTTTGTGTTGATTTCATCAAACCGTTTCAAGTCATTTGAATCATGTTCAAGCACCTTGTCAAGCTTCTCCCGCATAGATAATGCGGGGGCTATGATTTCCCTTACCGCCTTTATGCCTTGCGCGATAAGCACGATAGCCCCCAGTATTGATGCACACCATCCCCACCATTCCACGGGCTATACCTCCGTATGCGCTGTTGCAAAGGCCTTTATAGCCGTCATTGTGGCTTTGCCGCATATTCCATCGGCCTTGCCGCAATCGTAGCCACAGGCGTTCAATGCGGCCTGCATAAGCTTCACGTTTTCGCCGCGCATCATGGGTGATGTCAGCCTAAAGACGGTTGGGGCGGTATCCTCAGCCAGCGCGGGGTGTCTGCCCTGATGTGTCCAGCCGCCGTAAGACAGGTGGCGCATCACTACGCCGGCGTCACGGCCTTGTGCCTCTATCACCATGCCGTTGCCGACGTATACGCCCACATGCCCCATTTTGCCCTTAGCGAAGCTGTACCTAAATACCAAATCACCCGCTTGCATCTGCCACGCGGCAAGCTTGCCCTTTTGGGTGCATTGTCTGTACAGTCCTGCGGCACTTGTGTCGCCGTCAATCAGCCCTTTTATGTCGCGCAGCCAATGAATGATAAGGCCGCTGCAATCGAAGGCGTACAGCGGCGTTTTGGCGGCTTTTTTGATGTATGCAAGGGCGCGTTCGGCATTTGCCCGCGAAGTTTCCTTGCGCCGCACCCATTTGTCAAGGTCGGCGCGGTTGTCCACCCTTTCGCCCTGCGCGCCCCAGACGTAAGCGTCGCCCAGATGGCTATTCAGGTATGCGACAAAATCATCTATCTTTTTACCCATACTCTTACTCCCACCATGCCCAGCGCCGCCAGTATCATCACAAATCCTATATACACGGGCGCGGAGCCGGTCTGCGGCAAGCCGGGTGTGCGCACTACCACGCCATCAGCACCCCATACCGCCGTGGCCTCGGCTTTGATGTGCTGCCCGAGATTTGCCACAAGCGCGGCATCGTCCATGTATACCCTGCCCGCGTAGATGTCGTCAAGCGTCATACTCAGCGCGTTCAACTCGCGGGTCAGGTCGGCAAGGCCGCCCGCTATGGACACATCTACCGCCACGCCATTGCGGCGGACGAATGTCAAGCTGCCTATGGTCACAGTATCCCCGCTTATGGTCACGGGCTTGCCGTCATAGGTCAGCTCCGCCAATGGGGTGGTATACTCGTATACCGCCCGCACGGCGGGGTATGCGCCTGTGACTATCGCGGCGACTACATCGCCGTCAAGATACAGCACGTCCATATCTGTAAGATTGATAGTGCCCTGCACGGGATTGCCTTCGGCATCTGCAAATTTTGCCGTAAAGTACACCACCGTGCCGACTGTAGCAGCCTTGCCCGGTGCAGGGGTATAGGCCGCGCCGCTTGTGGTCGCCACCTTGTCCAGCTTAGTGACGGTCACGGTGTAAGTCGGGGGCGGATTGTCCGTGCGCCCCCAGCCCATGGCCATTGCGCCCGTGCATATGCACAGCAGCACAACGGCAAGCAACATTGCAAAGTATCTTTTCACTATTTTTTAGCCCTCCTTCGGCTTTATAATCTCTTTGACAGTCTCTAAAAATGCCGCCAGCTTTGATACGCTCGGCAGCCCCGTCATGCTTTCTACCGCCTCGCGGATACGGTCAAGCTTGGCTTGCAGCTCGTCCCGCTCCATGCGGTCAGCCTTTATCCTGCGGTTGTACGCAAGGATTTTATTGCGCAGTTCGTCCGTCATTCCGTTACCCCCGATAGCAGCATATTTAACGCTTCTTCAAGCGTTGCTATTCTTTCTTCCGGTGTGGGTTCGGGCGCGGGCTGTTCTGCCGCAAGCGCTTCAAGCTCTGCTATTTCTTCCGCGGTCATATCGCGGATTATGCCGTTTTCACAAATTTTCATTATTTTGCCCCCCATATCTCTACAACAATTCCAGCCGTCAACCCATAATCGGCACCGTAGCTTGTAAATCCAATCGATGTGACAGGCTCGGAATCCGGCAAATCTGATTGGTATGTGAGGTCTGACCGCGGCGCCACTAAAACCGGCACGCTAATGTTGTTGGGGTTATAGTAGGCTCCCGATATCCAAAAACCGAAGAGCCTATTGGCGGTAATTGCATATTGTGGGCTTGCCGCCATTTCCGTTCCACAAATATTACCCAATATGGTTCTATTTATCTTGGCCTTCACCCACTTGCTAAATTCTATTTTTGCTCCGTCAGGACGCACTATTGTGAGGACAAAAACATTAAAATCGTTCAAATTCGGAATTTGGGCAGTTCCCCATACAAACGCCACCGGGGAAGCCGCAAGTTCATCTTCGGTTATCGTGTATGTAAGAAGCTTCGTGAACTTTAGTGATTTTTCCGCATCCATATCCACCGCTTCCCACTCAGTCGGTTTGCCATCCTGCACGGTCTTGACCTTGATTATCTGGCCGGGGGTAGCGGCGGTCAGACCGAGGGATATAGCCGTATCAGCCTTGGCAAGGCTTTCCTGCACATCTGCCGCAAGGTCGGATTTGGGTATGCCGTCGGCGGGCTTGGTGTATCCCGTTCCCGCTTTTTCAGCCCCGATATTCGTTCTGGCTTGCTTCTGCTGCTTGGTCGTCAGGGTTTGGGGGGTGTAAGTCACTGCATCGGCAGTGCCGCCGCTCTCTGCCGCCTCGTTTATCGCCGCCACAAGGCTGCTCTTGTCCTCGGTGGTTAGGTCAGCCAGATCGCCCATGTCTGCCCGCAGTTGCTCCTCCACCGTGGGCGGGATTGTGGGGAAGGGTTTGCCCTCCGTGCCGCCTGTCGGGGCTACGCTGATATGTGCAACGTTTGTGGTAATGCGCGGTATCACTTCACCGTCCCGCGCAGAGTTGCCCACAAGCCATACGCACCAGTCGCCCGCCGAAAGGTTAAGCTGTTGCTTAGCGGTTATCTCCCCGCCTGTCACGGGCACTTCATACACCGTGCAGCCCTGCCCAAACATGGCCTTAATCTCGCGCCCTGTCCAGTCCTCGGTCTCACACACCACTTTCGCGGTAAGGTACTGTACGGATTCAGCGGCAAGGGGGAGATATTCGGCGGTCAAAGATTGGTGGTTGGCGGTTAGGGTGATGTTGTAGGTCATGTGTCCTCCTTTTATCCGTTGGTCAGCTTGGTGCGCGTGCCCGTGCCGACCTGATACCACAGGGCATTATTATATTGTGCCCATAGCTGTATATCCTTCGTTTTGTCGTTGGGGGCAAAAGCGTTTTTCAGCTTGGCTGTCCGCAGCGACGTTATACTTATGCTGATATTCGCGCTGCCGTCAAACGTCGCCGTTCCCTCCACATCGCCTGTCAGCTTGATTTGTCGGGCGGTCTTTAGCTTGTCTGCTGTGCTCGACGTACCCGCGCTAATTGATTTTATCGGGTTGCCTACCACATATTCAACGACATATGTGCCGTTATCCTCCAAAATTCGCACGCGGTCGCCCGCATTAAAAACAACGCCGCTGTTGACCTTGTAATGCTTTTGTGATTCGCTGCCGTCGTCAAAAGCCAGCGTCACTCCGTCGTCATGCACGGTTTTTATGGTAGCAAAATTCATTCCGTTATTCTCCTTGCTTTGTGCTTCATCTTCCCGCCTGCACGTAGTTCCATGCTCCATGCAGTTTCTTGATAGATTTCGTTTATCCCCAGCACCTCATGCTCTACCTGATACACGTCCTTATACCCGTGCATCGGCATAAGCCCCGTGGCAAAGTCTATGCCGTGCAAGTCTGCCTCGGCTTCGATTGCTCGCCGGCGCACATATGCGTCAAGCTCCGCCTGTGTGCTTATGTCACGCAGTTCAATTACTTCCGTCACCACTTGTCTGTTTTTGGTGCTTAATGGCGACTGCGGGTCGGCGTTTTCATATACCGCGCGCATGGGCGCGACTTCGGGGGACGATACATAGGCGATAAATCTGTTTGGCGTGTCAAAGTAGTCTATAGCCTCTTTGGCCTCGCCCATTATCACGCTGTCTTGCTTGGTGCTGTACTTGTACGCAATATCGCTCAGTTCGATGTCTCTTTGCTTGCGCGCGATAAAGATTCCGTTTGCGTCGGGGTGTATTGGCGTGTAATTTATCGCCGCCAAAAGCTCGTTGATTATGTCCAGCCTATATGCTCCGGGCGCGTATTCAACCGCCTCGGCAATGGTGTCCTCCGCACCCTCGATGTTCGCGCGGGTTATGCCCGCGCCGTACAGCACATTAAGCACTATGTCTGTATAGCGCGTCCCTGCCGGATAGTATAGCCGCGTGGATATGCCGTCCGTCTTTAGCAGTTGGTTAAGGTCGTATGCCTCCACCGCACGCGACACGCTTTTCGCCTTCGCTATACGTTCAGGCGACGACAGCACAAAGACACCCAGCGGCCACTCTGCCCATGTATCCTCCATGCGCAGCCCAAAGACGGGGCGGACGCGCGCGCTGAGATAGTCTATTTCTTCGTCGCGCATTTCAAAAGCGGCAGTACGCATTATCGCACTGCCGCTATCAAAAGTTATAGTTCCGCTGGACACTGTTGTTATGTCGCGCTTATACTGCAAGTCGCGCCCCAGCAATTCATAGCGCACGCGGATTTGCCGCGTGGGTGCTACAAGTGCCGCCTGTATCTCTGCATCCGTATATCCTGCCCGTGCAAACTGCATCATACCACCTCGCTATGTTCGACTTCGTTTATGACAAACGACAGATTATATATCATGCCGTAGTAGTCCGCGGGCTGGTCGGACGGGCTTATGCACACGCCGTACATTTTCATCCGCGCATTACGGTACAGCACCGTTTTGCGCTGCCGTATCACCCGTTCAAGCGCCTTGTATGCGTCCTTGTCATTTGTGGCAAAGGATACCGTCACAGACCTCTGGGCAAGCTGCCCAAATTCCGCCACGGGCTTTTCGCGCCCGGCATATTCCATCATGCTAACGTCATAATCGGTATAATACTTGTCCTGCACGTTATAGCGCACTTCAAACGGATGCGAGGGGTCGTCCACGGGCGTAAGCCATCCCGTCGTCAGTTCAAACGTCGTACGCTGCTGCGCGCCCTTGCTTTCACCGCTGTCACTTACGGCTATAACCTTATATCGCACTTCGCCATCCATCACAGACCAGTCCTTATATTTTTTTGTCGTGGTACTGCCGATGCGGATAAAATCCGCGTCGCCGGGGGCAAAGCGGTATATATCGTACCGCAGTATCCCTGTCTGATTGTGGCTTATTATTATCTCAATGCCATCTTTTTTTTTGAAAGAAAGAAGGACGGCGTGGTCGGAATTATGTAATTTGCCGTTATGGTATCCTCTGCCCACGCGCTGTAGTGCGCCGCCTCGTCCCG